CATTCCTGTTCGTAAAATCGATGCATTACTTTCCACAGAAGCACGAGTTACTGCTTAATTAATAGGGGGATAAACATATATGATTATTGATACTCAAAATACATTCTTTTTCAAAAAAGACATTACAACAAACACTAACTCCGATGTAGTGATGAATGGTAATGGTGGCGATGCTGACCCTAACTTATTCCTTGTTATTCGCATCGACAAAACAGTAACTGGCACACCATTGTTTAATGTCTATACATCCGACAAAGATAATATGGCTGATGCGGTATTGTTGCATGGCATTACAATGGTAGCTAATGCACCAGCTGGTACAGAATACAAAGTGCGTTTGGCTAATGGTGGTAAGAAATACATCCGCATCAACGCAAACAATATGACTGGCGGTCAAATCTCCGCATTCTTGACAAGTGGCATTAACATTAAATAAGGTGGCTAATATGGAATACGTTGCAAAAGTAACCCTTTATCATAATACAAAGGGTTTAATTGAAGAGGGAACAACAGTTGAATTTACAAAAGAAGAAGTGGCTGAATACGATAAAGACTACTTCAAAGATTTGTTTGAAACTGTTGGTGCAGAAGAAGTCGCAGAAGTAGAGGAAGTCCAAGAGGTAAAACCTACAACCAAGAAAACTGGTAAGAAAGCGGAAGAAACTGCTGAATAATTGAACGAGGGGTGCTTATGCATCCCTCTTTTTTTATAGAAAGGTGGAACAAATGACACCTACTGATATTTGCAATCAAGCGTTATCGCTTATCAATGCAGGTCGCATCCGTTCTATGACGGAAGAAACAGAACCTGCTAGACAATGCAGATTGCATTATGATCTAACACGTAGAGTATTGTTAGAGCAGTTTGAATGGAACTTTGCACGAAAGCGTGAACGAGCGGTGCTATCTGAACATAAGATTGATGGCTGGGGTTATGTATATGCATACCCTGAAAAGTGTGTTCGTATCCTTGCGGTTATTCCACAGGGTGAACGATACCGAGCGGAAAATCAACGTGAATATGATGTTTACCTAACTGATAACAATACAAAGTACATCGTATCTGATGTACCATTGATGCACATTGATTATGTGTACGATATTACCGATGCTGATGTAATGAACCCTATTTTTGTTAAAGCATTAGTGTGTAAGATGGCATCTGACTTAGCAATGCCATTGACTGGTAATAGTGGTTTATTCGACCAATCGTACAAACTGTATCAAGCAGCATTACAAGAGGCAAAATCTATGAGTGCTAAGGAACGCAGATTAGATATGCCGTATGTAAGTAACTATATCAAGGCAAGGAGTTGGTAATATGCAACCGATGTATATAGGACAAGTCGCATTTACTACTGGCGAAGTATCGCCTGATGTATCTAGTCGATTTGACTTAGAACAATATAAAAGTGCATTACTGCTTGCTGAAAACGCAGTCATTAGACCTTATGGTGCGGTGGCACGTAGGCAAGGTTCACAGTTTATCGGTTACGCTAAATACCATGATAAGCCTGTTAGACTGTTTGAATTTACCACGAATAAAAATCAATCATTCATGCTTGAATTTGGTGAAAGATACGTTAGGGTATGGCGGAATGGTGTATATACGAATGTTGAAGTAGAAACACCATTTGAGGCTGATATTGTAGGCGAATTAAACTGCATCCAAAGTGGCGATGTAATGTTCATATGTAGTGGTAAGCACCCTATTCAAACGCTATCACGATATAGTGATACTGACTGGCGAATGAGTGCATACAAACTGACTGAGCAACCTTACGATGAAATCAATACGGATAATGGACATACATTGACAGTTAGTGGCGATACGATCACATCCACAAAAGACCTTTTCACACAAGATATGGTTGGTAGTGTAATTCAGATTGCATACTATGTGGAGGCGGTACATACACAGATTAGCGGTATCGTTGTAGCGAAAAAAGTCAAACGCTATATGCAACCACAAGTAATAGAAAAGACCTACAACAACATTAATTACAATGTTGAAAGCTACAGTACTGATACAGAACTATCATGGAAATTCACCACTCATGGCACATGGGAGGGTACAGTTAAAATTCAAATCTCTAACAACAATGGGCAGACTTGGAAAGATTACAGAACATACACCTCTAAGAATGACTACAATGTAACTGATACAGGTAAGATAGAGGCTGGAGCAAGGTTAAAATATATCTCCGATATTAAAGGTGGTTCTGTTAATTGCGACTTATCTATTATGCCGTTTACTCAATATGGTATCGTTGAGATTAAAAGCGTAACCGATGCAAAGAACGCAAAGGTTAATGTTCTGAATGGTATTAAAGAGGGCGAGCCGAGCCATCAATGGAAGTTAGGCAGTTGGAATAGGGGTAGAGGTTATCCAAAGCTGTGCACATTCTATCAAGACCGATTTGTAGTTGCTGCTACTGATAGTAAGCCTAACTATATTTGGTTTAGCCGTACTGGTGATTATCCTAACTTTGGGGTTGAAAAAGTAGGCGGTACAATTACAGATGATAGCGCAATCACACTACCAGTAATCAACCGCAAGATGTATGAAATTAGACACCTTGTACCAGCTAATGACTTGATTGTTTTAACAAGCGGTAATGAATGGATAGTAGATGGTAGTAAGACTATTACACCTACTAACTGTTACCTTAAAACACAAACACAACGTGGTGCATTGAAATGTGAACCACAGTTTATCGGTAATCGGTGCGTGTTCGTTCAAGAGCGTGGCGGTACTGTTCGTGATATGGGTTACTCTTACGAGAGCGACAACTACACAGGGCAAGACTTAACACTATTTGTTAAAACATTAGTTAAAGGTCATGTAGCGGTTACAAGTGCTTATGCACAAGACCCTGACAGTATTATTTACTACGTTCGAGATGATGGACAACTCAACTGTTTAACTTATATACCTGAACAAAAGGTGTATGGTTGGTCGCACTTTGTAACAAATGGTAAATACCGATATGTAGAGAGTGTGGCAGAGGGAGAGCAAGACACGATTTATTTTGTAGTAGATCGTGTGATTAATAATAAAAGTGTGAAATGTATTGAACGTAGTATTCCGTTGTACACAGAAGATAACTCCGATGTGTTCCTAGATTGCTATGTTAAAGTCGCTAATTCAATTAAGACCGATTACATCAACGCACCTCATCTAGTAGGACAAATGGTAGACATAGTAGTTGATGGGCAACAGATGCCATCTAGGGTAGTACCACCAACTGGTGTTATTAAATTAGATGGTAAAGCAAATGTAATTACTGTTGGTTTACCTTATACTACTAAAATCAAAATACCTAGCGTAGAGCAACAAATAAACGATGGCACATTGCAATGTAGATTGGTAACTATAACACGAGTTGCGTTGCGTTTATATCGTTCGTATGGTGGTAGTGTTGGTAAAACATTTGATGATGTAGATGATTTAATTTTAAAACCTAAATCGTTATTTACTGGTGATACTGTAATAGTACTACCTAAGATAGCAACTAGCGTTAATACAAATACAGAAATATGCATAAAGCACTCAAAACCTTTCCCATTTAACCTGTTAGCGGTTACAAGAGAGGTAGAAATTGGCGGTGGTTTCCCAAATGTTCATGGAATGTAATATTTGCCCATCTAAGCACGTTTCGTTAATTCGTGATTTATATATCAACTTACGTTCGATAGATGCCTTAGAGGTTAAATATATCAATCGAAAAAATTCAAACTATGGAGAAAATGACTTTGTAAACGATATTCTTGGGGAAGATTATCAAAGTCGCATTGTAATTGATAATGACAAACCATTATGTGTCTATGGGGTATCAAACACATCATTAAATGGGATGCATTGCATTTACTTTTTGGGGAGTAAAGATTTTGAACGTAGTTTGACATTGCAAAAGCAATTTATAAAAGTTAGTAGAAATATCATTGGGGAATGGCTACAAACTAGGGAAGTACTTTTTAATTACATACACAAAGAAAATTACCGCACCATTAGATGGCTAAAATCTTTAGGTGCGGTTATTCATTACGATATTAACGATGGGGATATGGTTTTATTCACATTGAGAAAGGGGGATGCGAATGTGTAACCCTATTGCATTAACCGCAGCAAGCATGGTTGGTACGTTGTTTACTCAACACCAACAAGGTAAGGCGCAAGCTGCAATGTACGCACAACAAGCAAGGGTAGCAGAGGCGAACGCACGCATAAGCGATCGTAAGCAACAACAGATTGCAGACCAAGCCTTGCAAGAACGAGATAAGATGTCCGATAAGATGCGACTTATCCAAGGTCAGAATACGGCAGAAACTGGTGCAAGTGGCTTGATGATGGCTGGTACACCATTACAACTTATGGCATCTAGCTATGACGAATACAACAAAGATATTCAGAATTGGGAAACTAACAAGAATAACAGTATCTACAATGAATACCTTAATGGCATGAACTACCGCAACGAGGCAAGCACCGCACGTGCAGCGGCAAGTAACGCTAAGAAACAAACTAGAATGGCAATGCTAGGTACGATATTGAGTGGTGCATCTAGTATCTATGGTTTAAAAGGTCAGTATGGCGGTAGTAGTAATAGCGGTGGATATTATTCACCTAGCTTAAAAGCATCTCAACAATCTAACTTGGTTAGAGATGGTAGGTTTGTAAGAAATACTATCAGAAGTAATAAGTGGGGTATCTAATGCGGTTAGTTAATTACAATGGCGAACAAAAACTAAATACAATTAGTGGTGGTGTGCAAGCTACTGGCAATGAATTAGCGTTTGGCGGTAATCAACAAGGTTTAAAAGGTGTAATTAATGCCATTGATAACATTAACGAACAGATGCAAAAGCGACTTGATGAAGATTTAAATATCGCCTATATGAATGCTGAAACAGATTATAAAAATCGTATATCGCATGAATTGACCAATAAAGAAACTGGTATTTTACATAAAGAGTTAAATGGCGCTGCTAATGTAACGCAACTATTTAATGAAAGTGAATATAACATCAGACAAGAGGTGTTAAGCAATCTACCCAATAACAAACGATTGCGTGAGCGATTTCTTCAAATGGCGGATAAAGATTATCATGCAAATAATATGCGTGTCCAAGTACATGAGCGTTCTGAGCGTGAAAAGTACAAGGATGTAACTTTTAACAATAATGTAAAATCATCTGAACAGATTGCAGTACTAGGCTATAACAACCCTAACATTGTATCTAATTCACTAAGCACCATTAAGAGTAGTATTGAAACTATGTATGGTGAACGTGGCGAAGAGTTTGTAAAAGCAAAATATCAAGAAGTGGCAGACCGAGTAGGTGCTGCAATCATTGATGAAACAGTAACACGAAATGATATTACCGCAGGTCCACAAACAATCGCAGCACTACGAGAAATGGGTGTAAGTGAGGGTGTACTATCTAAAGCAGCAGTAGCAATCGATAAGGTAAATACGCAACAAATAATCGATAAACGTAGTGTAGGTGATGTAGATTCCTTTGGTGAGGGTAATGCAGAAAAAGCAGCTGATGCATATATTGCTACATTA